GTTTTGCAGGATCACTTCCTTCATTCTCTATAGATGTAAGTCTAAAAGCTTGTTTTTTATCATCTACAATTTCATCTGACATCTTTGTAACTTCTTTTTGTGTAAAATTTAAGATGTTGTCATATATCCATTGCTGTGATATTAGTCCTTCTCGTTTCATTGATTCTGCAATATTATTCTTTCTTTCCCACAAATCTAATCTTTCTTGCTCATAGATTGTTGAAGGACTAGTTAGTTCTAAATCAAAATCAACTAATGCTGAGTCTGTATAGCCTTGTGAATATAAATGTACTACTGCTATTTTTGTTAGCTCACTTAACACTATTCTTTGAATTCTTTCAATTGTTCTTGCAAACCTAACATCTTCTGCAGCAAGAGTTGCTTTAGATCCTACATTTTCTTCAAATCCTAAAAATGCTTTTGGTATTTTTAAAGCAGATAACAATTTATTTTTTAGATATTCAATGTCTTCAACTGCTTCATATGTTAGGCCAGGCAAAGATTCTATTTGTGTTCCACTGTCTCCGCCTCTTACAGGAAGATAAAAATCTTCAGTTAAATTTTGCATATTATATTTTAAATTATATTCTCCAGTATCTTCATCTATAACAGGAGCTTTTTTCATTTTATCAATAATACGCTTCATATACGTATCAACTTCATTTGGTGGTAAGTTTCCAATATCAATTTTAAAAACTCTTTTTTCTGGTGCTCTCATAATTCTGTGAATTAACATAGCATCTTCCATCAGAGATAATTGTTTCCAAACTCTTCTTCCTCCTTCAATCATTGATTTTCCATAAGGTATGTAGTTGGAGTCTGATAATAGTCTAAAATGCGCTACTTGAAAATTTTGTAGTTCTTGATTAACAGCATTTTGAGGCATGTTTCTTGGATCAGTTGCATCTAGTACAAATTTAACTTCATAGGGATTGTCAGGATCAAAGTCTTCTATACGTGATACATCGTATGTAGAAAGTGGTGATACGTTTATAATTCCAAATTTTTCTTTTATATCTAAATTTAAAAAGAAATCACCGTACTTACACATGTTTCGAATCCAAGGCCAGAGATTAAATTCAATGTTCAAAATATCATAAAATAAATTGTGCAATATTTCATGTATTTGAGGATTGTTCGCTTTTATTTCTAATACATTTCCATACTCTGACTTCATTGTTGATTCATCAGCGTAAACATCTAATGCTGATGATATGATTGGATCATCATCCATAGCCTCATAGTCTCTAAAAAGTGATATACGCTGTGCTTTTGCTAATTCACCGCTATAACCGTGATAAGATCCTATTCCTCTTTTACCAGAATACAACCTTTGGTATCTATCCATAAGCGATCTAGATCCTGCTTGTATGTCATCAGTATCAACTACTTTTAGCTTTTTACCGCCTACATTACGAACAATAACGCCTGTAGAAAATAAGCGTTGTATTCTATCAAAAAATGTATCTTGTTTTGCCATTTTATATTAACCAAGTTAGTGATTCTTTTTTACCGGCTACTTTTTGTTTCCAGCCATAATCATCTTCTGCCTCAACAGTATAAACACCAGAGCTTGCTCCCATTTTGTTCATTGTTTCTCTTGTAATCCTCATATTCTCATCATGAAGACGTAAACTAGTATCTCTAATCCATAGAGTTATTGCCATGCTCATGACTAAATCATCGTTATAGCCCTTAAAAGCTTCGGCTTTCCCATTATTAAATATAAAAACATATAATTCATCGATCAGTCTAATTGAATTTATTTTAACTTGTTTCTCTCTAATAAATTGTGATAATTTCTCTATAATAAGCGGTCTAGTTTTCATTGTTGTAGAAAATCCAGGTATTTGATTCCTATCTTCTCTTCTATATTTGTTTGTATATTGTGTCTTTGTATCAACATACTTTAAGTCTCTCTTCATCCAAAATAGATTTCTATATTCTCTATCTAATAAAACTTGTAAAACTGCCCAACCTACATTGTTATTTTCTACAACTAGTACTGCATCATTGTATTCTGTGCCTATTGATGCTAGTATTCCTGCATACCTTGTTGTGTCTATTTTAGATTTAAATTCTGCTACTTGTTCTAATTCATCTACGTCTATAATATGAAATGCTGAATAATCACTGCCGTCTCCGCGTGCTACATCAGCACCGATAATGTATCTTTTATTTGGTTCTGGATGTCTCCAGATCCACATGTCATCATTATATCTTTTTTCTATCGGATCATTTACAAATTTATCTTGATACTCTTTTATCACTCCTGCAGGTATTACAGATTGTCCTGAGCTGATAAAATCACAATCACATTCTTGCGCTGCCATGTCCGGACCTAGTAATGCATTTTGATCTTTTCGCCAGTTTTTATCTCTATCAGGGTGAACTGTCCAGTGCAATTTAATAAAATTAAAGTTATTTGTTCCTTCTTCGGCACCTACCCATGTTTGATGAAACCAATTCCCCATTCCATTAGGGGTTGAAAGTGCAATACACTTACCTCCAGTTGCTAGTGTTTGCTGTGATGCTGCCCATATATCATCTATATTTTTTATAAAAGCTGCCTCATCCATCACTAAAAGTGATAGTGCTTCAGAACGACCTGCTTCACTTGTAGAAGATATTGCCTTTATTTGTGATCCGTTTTTGTATCTTAATGATAATTTATTATCTTCTACACAACCTTGTTTTAGCCAATCAGGTGAAAGCTTGTGCATAACTCTAACTTTTGTAACTAAATTTTTTGCAACTTCTTGCTTAGTTGCAATTACTAATATATTTTTATCATTATGAAAATTCATCAACCACAAAGAATATCCAGCAGTTAGTGTTGATATACCTAACTGTCTAGCTTTTAAAATTATATTGTAATCATTATCTTTTAGATCTTTAAGAGTTCTTTCTTGAAAGTCATATAAATCAAATTTAATTTTACCTTTAACTGGATGCTGTATGTAGCAATAGTTTCTCATAAAATAGATCGGATCTAAAGCACACTTAACATACTCTTCTCTAAAATATTCTTTTATTTGTTTATTTGTTGGCTGCTTTTGCATCTTCTAATTCTTTAAGTCTATTTTCAAAATCTAATGATCTTTGTTCTAACAGGTTTATTGCATCTTCTGCGTCTTTTATCATTTCAGGTGTTAGCTCAAATTTTTCTTTGTGGACATATCCTGTGTCTATATTTACTGGCTCGACTGATTCAAATTTTGAGTTGTTCTTCCATTCTGTTATTTGTGTTATGTGCTCTTTTATTGCAGATATTTTATTTTTTAATACTTTCTTTTCAGCATAGTCTAAAAATGTCCCGTTGATTCTCATGTTGTGTTCTTCTTCAACTTGGCATTCTAGACAATGACCAAATAATGACCACATTTTATTATCAACTTGCTTTTTCATAACTTTTTTACAACTAGGACAAAACCAAGGCATTCTAACTTCTGCCATTATTTCAGACAAGCGACTTACTTTGTCACTTTTTTTCTTAGTTTCTCCCTCATAACCTACAAAAATTCTTTTTTCAACAGGCCTTCCTTGTAATATTGATTTTAATGCTCTATCTTCACTATTCATAACCTACCTCGAAAATTTTTCTAATCCTAATATTTGATTTATTGGTGCAAAGAATCCTGTAAATTTAAAAACTTTTCCGTTATATTTAAAAACTAAGCCTTCTGATGGTGCGACTTTTGATAAGTCTGGCATTGCTTTTAATTTTTTTAGTTGAGCTTTTAATTTTCCTATGTTTGAAAAATCTTTCTTTGCCATCAGCGCTTTTGACGCAGAGTCTAATTCATTTCTTAAT